GGCATTTTACCTTCAGTAAGATTCAAGTGAGTTGACTCAAAATACATTTTAGGGAATCTCTCTGTATTAAAGAAATCTTCTCCATTAAGGTGTGCATCTCTATCTCCATTTCCCGTTGAGATTGAGTTAACTTCAGCCTCAAAACGAATTTGAGCGTCACTCATATCTTCAGCAGTGTAGGACATACCTCCCGAATAATTTGTTAATGTTCCTTTTACGTTAGATACCATAAGATGTCTGATTTTAAATCCCAAATCAGAATGGGCTGGGTCAATTACAAGTTGTTTCATTATTATATTGTTATTGGTTTATTTTCTAACCCAAACATAATTCTTTTAATTTGACTTGTAAATTGAAAACGAATTGATATATGTTAAGATTTTGATATCAAAAAAATTTCGTATATTTGTATTGTGATTACAGAGAAACTTTCAAACATACCACAATCTAGCGGTTGTTACCTTTTCAAAAACAAGAAGGGTCAGATCATCTATGTTGGTAAATCAAAGTTTCTTCCTAAACGAGTGAAATCTTACTTTCAAAAAAACCACAAAGATCAGAAGACTTTATCTTTGGTAAATGAGATCACTGATGTTGAGTTTATGACTACGAATGATGAGAGTCAGGCTTTGTTATTGGAGGATGAACTTATCAAATCACACAAACCAAAATACAACATCAAAGCAAAAGATGATCGTTCTCGTCGTTGGTTTATTACTTTGAGTGAAGATGAGTTCCCAAGACTTTTGGTTTGTAATCCTTCTAACTTTACTGGTGAAGTTCTTTTGGAATCTACAAGTTCCAACTCTTGTTATGAGATCTACGAGATGGTCCATGACATTTTCAATCTTAGATCTTGTTCTTACAACTTGACTGAAGAGAATATCCAAAACGAAAAGTTCAAGACTTGTTTGGAGTTTCATCTTGGTCGTTGTAATGCTCCTTGCGTTTCTTCTATTCTAAAGTTTTCTTACTTGAAGATTGTAAGTGAGATGAAAGATGTATTTTCTTTTCAGTTTGACAAAGTTCGAAATCGTTTGAAGAAGTATATGAAGTATCACTCTGATCAAATGGAGTTCGAGCTTGCTCAAACATTCAAAAACAAAATGGATGTCGTTGATTTATTGGAGAAAAAACTTGAGTCATTTCGTGTTCGAAAGTATAGTGATGTTGCAAGATCATTCAAAGAACAATTTGGTTTATTAAATGTCCCAACTCTTATCGAAGCATTTGATAATTCACATACTGCAGGAGATTGTCAGGTGTCTGCTCTTGTTCGTTACAAGAATGGTAAGACTGATAAAACAAACTACCGTAAGTTTAATATCAAAACTGTGGAGGGACCTGATGACTACGCATCTTTTGATGAGGTATTAAATCGTCGATTCAAGAGACTTTTAAATGAAAAACAAGAGTTACCTTCACTTGTCATTATTGATGGTGGTAAAGGTCAGTTGGGTGTTGCGAAAAAAGTATTTGAGGATCTTGGTTTATTGAATCGAATTGACTTGATCTCAATCTCAAAAGATGACAAACACAGATCATCTACAATCCACAAGATTGATGGGTCAAGTTTTGATATTCCAAGAAGTGATTTTGGGTTTTTGTTGGCTGAAATTCAAAATGAGGTTCACCGATTTGTGATTACTTTTCACCGTAAGAAACGAAGTAAGTCTATTATCGGATAAACTTGGTGTCGTAATAAGTTGCAACATAATCAGCACTAAGAAGTGGATATTGACTAATCACTTGATCAACACCTCTATAATATTCTTCAGTTTCGTAGTATGTTTCTACATGTGGTAAGAATTCATCGATATACTCATTTATAGCTTCATTAACATCGACATTTTCACCATTTTTTGTTGCTGATAATGGAACAACGGTATTATCAATATAATATGCGTCATCATCAAAATTTTTGTTATTTAAACCAACAGATTCTATATTGATTACATATCTTCTATACCCAACAAATGGAGTTCCTGTAGTGAACTTGATTTCTCTTACAGAGTCAAAAACTTTTTGAATCTGGTCCTTGGTTTCGTCGTTAAGATAAAATCTTGGTTCTTGATCCCATAATAGTTTAGTGGTTAGTTTAAGATTAACATATTCTTCAAACTCCATTACAATATCTAAAAGTTCCTCTTCAACTATCGAAATGAAATAAGAAACATCATTTGGATTTTCTATTCTAAATTCGATTGGGTAATAAGGTTTATTATGTCTTTTTGATATTATTTCTTCCCCAACTCTAACAGGAATACATTTTAGCCCGTGAAGATCAATTTCATCCCCATCAAATTTTTTGAATAGTATAAGTATTTTTTCTTGGTTCATTACGCAAACATTTTAGCTTCTTTTTCTCTACGGGTTTTCAAACCTGGATAATCATCAAACAAACTCCCACTTGTTTTTAAAATTAAGTTTTTAGCATTTTCAAAATCACCATGCTTAACCGCATCCATGAATTGTTTATTTCTCACATTAGGTCCCATATTATAAGCCAGTGATATCAATGCATCATACATTCCTTGAGTAAGAATTGGTTTAAAACCTTCTTTTTCCCATCTATTTAATTCACCATTAATGATTCGTTCTGATTCTTCAATATCATCCCTTAATAAGGTTTCAGCCTGATCTTTAGTAATTGTGGTACGATTTGGTCTTATATCGTCGTAATTAGGTAAAAATTCATAACCCTCGTTTTCATCAGGGAATATAGCGTGACCATAACCAACGGTATATGCTCCATCACCAAGGTCATAAACGGTTAGAACAGGCTCTCCTTTATCTTTAACAGAACCTTCTTCATATTTTAAATGATTAAATAAACTTTCTGATGAATTTCTAATTTTTGGTGGGACCACCTTTTTTAGGATTTCTTTTTCAGTTTTAACTGCCTGTTGTAATGGTGGATCCAAGTATTTTTGAATTTGTTTTAAACTTACTAAACCAATAAAAGAATATAAAACATATTTTATTATTTTTCTTTTAAGTTCTGAAGGTAAATTATCTATTTTTTCTTTTAAAATTTTTAGGTATTCAATAACATCTTCTTTTGTTTTAACCCAAGATTTTGATCTATTCAAATCTTTTTTAATATTGGTAAAGTCCCATTCCATATCAGGTTCTCTTTCTTCATCCTCATTTATTAGGTTAATTTTAAAAACCATATCATCAAGTATTTGTTCACACAAAAATTGATTTTTAATTTTTTTCAAATGAGATTCTGAGATTGAAACTTTCATATGTTAATAAATAGTTATTATGTCCTGTAGTTATCGAATAATCTTCCCTCCAACAATTTTTGGAGTTTTTTTATTCATTTGGAACACCTTTTTTAAAGCTTCGTTTGTAAAATTTGTTGTGGTATTTCTTTTAATAAGGTTATTATTTATTTGTTCATAATCAGGTTGATTGTATTTGCCAATTTTTGGTTTGATATTTTCATTACTTAATATGTCCGCAATCATTTTTTTCTTCTTTTTATATTCCTCTAATTTGACTCTATCCTCATCGTGAAGTAACATACTTTTCAAATCACCTAATTGAATTGTATTTAAGATTGCCTCCATGTATTCTCCCGTTGCCAAATTTGGTAAAGGTCCAAAATATCTTTTTTCTCTACTTATTCTTGCCAATTTACTTCTTAATTCTGAATTAAATCCTGTTTCTTTAGACATAGTTAAACTCGTTGCATGAATCCTTCTGTCAAATAATGGTTCTTGTGTGGTCCAAATTTTTGCTCTATTTTTGACCAATCTACCTATAAAATCTGAATCCGCAGCAACTCTCCATCCTTCAAAACCATTTAGAGTTAAAAACAATTCTTTTTTTATTGCAAAAACTCCTTCACCCCATTTTTTTCTATTATCTAAAACTTTTTTACCATTCAAAACTCTAAAGTTTACCATCATTGGTCTTACCACAGTAAACTTATCTAAACCATCTTCAGCAACTGAAATCATTACGGGTCTCATTACATCGTCAGAATCAAAAAATAGTATTTTATCATACTTAGCAATTTTTGATAAAGTGTTTTTAATAATATATGGTCCACTATTTTTTAGAAAAAAGAATACTCTTGTTTTTTCATTTAATTTAAGTTGTTTTAAAACCGCCATTGTGTCTTCGCAAGCATCTACACCAATCAAAAGTTCATAATCTCTATCTAATCCTGCTGAGTCATAAATGGAGTTAATACACTCTTCAATAAATTTTGTGTTGTTATAAGTTGGAACTATTACACTTATTCCCATAAATTATTACTTTTTTGATAAATATAAAATAAAAAGAAATGAAACATATAATTTTTACAAGATTCGTTTATGATGACACAGAACATGCTCAAGAAAGAATTCAAATAATGAATAACACCTTAATAAGATGTTTAAAAAATCAAACTAATCAAAACTTTACTTGGGCTTTAATGTGTAGACCTCATCATCACGATCTAATAAGATCTTTATATGGTAAAGAAGTTTTATTTTTTAACGGGAGTCCAAAATTTAAAGAATACGTTACCGAAAACAAATTTATAATTCAAACAAGACACGATAGTGATGACTTAATGTGTCCTGAATATGTTCAAATAATACAAGATGAATATAATTCAAATAAATTTAGAAAAGATCCTTTTTTAATTCATTTTCAACCTACGATTAATAAATACGGTACGGATTCTTTTTATGAATTTCACATGGATTATGAAAAAATGAATATGACATCAGCATTTATTTCGTTATGTCCACAAAATTCAACTAAAACCATATGGGATCACGTTCATACCGCTTGGACTGGTCAAGTACCAAGAATCATTAGAAATAATAACAAAAGATGTGTTTCGGCAACTGTACATAATTTAAATACCTCAACAAGATTATCACATAAAGATAAATTAATCAAATAATGTTTACACTAATAATTCCAACGATGTGGAAATCAAAAATATTTCATAAAGCGATTATGGAATACAAAAAGACTCCCAAGATAAATGAAATTATTATTATAAATAATGATCCAACTTTTAGTGTACCAACTTATTTCAAACATCCCAAAATAAAAATATTAACTCAAACAAATAACATTTATGTAAACCCGTCTTGGAATTTAGGAGTTTCTGTTTCTAAAAATGAAAACATTGCAATAGTAAATGATGATATTTTTATAGAAAAAATGGGGTGGGTTTTAGGAGTTTTAGAAAAACATTTTAAAAAATATAATCTATTGGGTTTGGATTTAACTAAAAGTAATAAAGTTGATAAAATTGAGATTCAAAATTTAAAGGGTAAAAAAAGACCTAATGGGTTTGGGACATGTATGGTTTTACAAAAAAAGAACTATATTAATATTCCTGACGAGATTAAAATTTGGTATGGTGATGATATTCTATATTACACAAATAAAAATCGTGGTAAGTTTTCAGTACAAAAAATTGATTTTGAGATGAGCAAAACAGTTAAATCAGTAAAAGGTATAAAAGAAATTATTATTAATAATGATAGACCTAATTTTAAAAACTATATCAAAGAAAATAATATTACTTTAAATTAATTTTTCTTTTTCCTACCTTGACAATGTGCCCTCTGACTAAATCCTTTTGGATTGTTACAATTTATTGATTTTTTATATTTTTCAGACCATTTCTCATCAAGAGTTTTCTTTTTCCAAAAATTGAAGAGTTCTTTTTCGTTGTATTTTTCTTCTTCATTATCCCAACCACAAGTGTGACACAAATCAGGATGCTTATCGTCGTCTTCAACGACCCATTCGTGTTCACATTTTTTACATTTTACTGTTCGTGAATGAAGTTTTTTTGCCTGTTTTTCAGTTATAATTATTTTCATTATTAACAATTCTCTTCATTATAAAGTCCTACCAAGTAGTCATAAAATTTATCATAAATATATTGTTCAACCTCATCTCTAATTTCTTCCATTATTTCAGGAGGTGCTATGTAATCTTCATCATCCTCATCACAATATCCTTCATCACAGTAATAAAAATGAATTCCTTGTAAAATACAAAAGTCGGCGTAGTCTTCTTCATCCTCAAAATCACAAGGATCTTGTATTTCTGTTTGATATTCTACTATATCACCAATTTTTTCTAACTCAGCAAATCTCCTTAATAATTTAAGATTTAATTCTTGTTTTTCGGTTATGATAATTTTCATAGTTCAACAACTTCTTTTGTTTTATTATCATAAATAGTGAACGGTTCAGAAATTATAATCCAATCGCAGTACTTGTAATCTAAACTTTTATCCCAAGATTCGTTGGATTTAACTTGTATTGTTTTGGTGTCAAATTCAGGATGTGACATAATTAAATCGACACCGAAAGTCATATCAATTAAGTCTCCTTCACCTCCCTGATATAAAAGTTCAAATCCCTTTTCTTCAAGTTTATTCTTGACGTTATTTTCAGCGTCTTCTCCAATTTTAGATCTGTAATTAATATTTTTTACATAATCATAATAAAGAGTTGGGTCTTTGAAGTATTTTTCTAATAATTTTTTTATTTTTGGTTTGATCATCATCAACCCTTCTTTTGGGTTTTGTAATATTTTTTTTCTTATTGGTAATGATCTTTCTGACTTATAAAGTAGATCCGTTAATAATTCTGCTAAGTCAGCATAATTGGTGTTTAATTTATTAACAGGGTGCCACTCACCATTTATCAAAACTAACTTACTGTTCTTTATATTATCCTCAATAAAATAATAAAGTCTACCTTTTGATATTTTACCTAAATCAAATAATAATTTTGCACCTTTTACAAATTTATTTTTTTGTTCTTCAGTATATGGTGATTTGATAGGTTCCAAGATTTCATCAATAACATCTTGTAAATTATAATTGTGGTGTTTAGATAACCAACCTTGTGTTGATATAATCCTACGACACAATTTATGTTTTTCTTCATCACCTGAAAATCTTGTGCATCCACTATATTGTAGATCATCATTCTGATTTTCATTTATGTATTTTTTTAACTCTTCTCTAATTAGATCTCTAATCATTTTATACAAAATCCTTTTGTTTATGTTTATCCTTTCGAGAATAAACTTTTTTAGAAGGTACTGATTTTTGAATCATCTTTCTTCTAACGATTTGTGCTACGTGTCGTAATGATAGACCATTAATAGTAATTTCTTCCTTTTTCATAACACAAAGATACATATTTTTATTCAAATATTTTAACTGAAGATAAATCTTCAACAAAAGAATCTTCTATATTTTGATTATGCATTATTTTAATTACCTCATTTTTAAAATCAATTTGCATTTCACCCGTAGATCCTTCATTGATTTCCCAACCTGAATGATACACGTCTATAATTTCATATAATGCATATTCAAGATCTTGGGAATATTCGTATTCATTTATTTGACCACTATCACCAGCACCGTCATAAGTAACGTTGATCACATCACCATATTCCTCTCTCCAATTGTTGATTTTTTCTTGATCACCAAATTGTTTAAGATATTCGTAATTTCTCCAAGTATACGGACTTTGTTCTGATGCTAATTTAGAAAATGAAATTTCGTTATCATAAGTTTCTGTTTCTACAGTACTAATTGTCAACTCAAAATTCAAAGTAGATTCTGAAGGATCATATGTAATCTGTAAATGTCCACTACCATTACAATCATCACACTCTAAATAATGATAAAAATCAATATTATTAACATTATGTTCAAGAATTTCCTCTAATATTTTTACTTCATTTGTGAATTTAGATAAATCAATTTTACTACCGATGTTGTTAGTAACATAAGGTCCATGACCGTATTCAACATTATCAACCTCATAGATGTAATAATCCCAAGTTAATCCGTCTTCAGCTTGTGTTGATAGTAGATAGGCATTGAACCTATTGAATTGTTTTTTTAATTCGTCATTAATCTCCATAAGTCTTTTAATATAAATACTTTAATCTTCAAACTCTAACTTCTGAGTTTTAGTTGCCCAAATTGGTCTTTGTTTTGTTTCTAAAATTAAAACCCATTCTTTTGCTGATGGTATGTATCCATCACAATCTTCTTTTACGTGTTGTTCACCAACATATCTGGTGTAGACAGTTTTCCCGTCACTGTTTTTGAACTCAGGTCCAAACCTTTCTTGCATTTCAAAAATACCTTCTGCGTGGTGACGAAACATTCTGTGAAATGAATGACCATACCACCCTTTGGTTTCATCTAACCAATTATGTAGGTGAATATAATCTTCCCATTTACCTCCAAATTTTTTGGCTGAACTTTTTGCATGTAATATTGGATGTGCCATAATTTTTTATTTAAAAGATATTGAATATATTTATATTAGTAAAATGGAACTATCTCTAGCAATTAAATATTATAACTCTTTTGAGAGGGTAATGGAAGATGACGAAATCCCTGTAGATCTTGAGGCGATCTATAATCATATTTCAGAAGATGACACTTTAAACCTTATCTCTAAAAAAATTGGTAAACAAAATACTTTTAAATTTACGTATTTGTATTTTATTAAAAAGAAGGGTGTTAATAAATCTAAATATGAATATATTATTGATAACCTTAAAACAGTAGTGTTAACTCAATACATTGATGCTGCTTATGCTGACGTTGATTGTGATTATTGTGGAGGATGGGGTAGAGAAACTTGTAATTATTGTGAGGGGAGTGGTAATGAAGATTGTCGTACTTGTGATGGATCAGGTGAAGAAACTTGTAATTCTTGTGATGGTGATGGTGAAATAGATGGGGAAACTTGTGATGACTGCGGTGGTGGTGGTTCATTAACTTGTAGTGACTGTGGTGGTGATGGTGACAAAACTTGCAGTGAATGTGGTGGTGATGGTGATTACGAATGTTCTAACTGTGATGGTAACGGAACTGTAGAAACAGATGATGAATATTATCAACCTGAAGAATTTTATTATGTAAAACCCGTCAGTGATAAAGATCATGAGTTAGAAGATCACGTTTTTGAACTTAACAAAATTTTTAATGTTTTGAATGATGATCCATTATGTCTTTTTCTTAGAAAAAGTAATGTAGGATTTTTAGACAATCCAGTTGAGGAGACTAAATCTGAATTTAAAACAAATTTGGAAGAATTTGAAACTTTTGAAATTTTTAGTCTATGACAAAAACTTCAATTTGTACAATGTAGAATAAATTAATTCTTGGATTGTGTCTATTTGATTTTGAATGAAAGAATCTTCACAACAATCTCTCTTCTCTTGAATCATTTCATCCAAACCTTTCAAATAATTAATTGTTTGTTCGATTGATTTGAAACTTTCGTTTTCAAATGATTTGTAATCCGTAAGTAACCCGTATTTACCTTGATAAGATTCAATAACTCCGTCAACTAAAGCATCAATACCCTCGTAATACCCTTGTAAAGCTTTGTGAGCTGCGTAAGAACCTTTACCTTTAACCGCTAAATGAAAAATATGTACTTGAGTTTGTGAATGAAGAAGACTACATACCATTTCACAAAAATCATCATTAGTTTCTGATGAAAGTTCTTGATCATCATCTTGTTTATCTTCGACATCTTCAACATCTTCATCTTCTTGTTCCAAAAGAGATCTACGTCTTAATTCTTCAAGAACCGCATCTGTAATATTTTTTTTGTTCATAGTATTTTAATTTTATTATAAATATCACAAAGTTTTTATTTCTCCACCAAATCTTTATCGTGTATGTGCAGAAGTTCTTTTGAGAAGAATGGTCTTAACTCTTTAATCTTTCTTTCAATTTCAGGATGATCAGTCCAAACTTTAACCCCTTCGTTCTCAGGACTGTAATCATTATCAACCAAATATTGAACTACCGAGTTTTCTTCAATAGTTATGAATCCGTGAGCAAAGTATCTTGGTACATACACCTCATCACCCTCATTCATCTCAAAGAAAAATACTTTATTGTAATCTTCAGATACAGGTCTCATATCAATAACGAAGTCCAATATCTTACCTGAGATCACTTTAATTTCTCTC